ATAGCGCAGGAAATTTAGGTACAAGTGGAAATGGCAAAGCATTAATTGAATTAGAATACAGACTACATAGAATTATACAATAATGGCAAACGAAAAAATAATATTTGATACCGAAGTAAAAGTAGGTAGTTCAGTAGGTTCTGTAAAAAGTTTAAAAGCAGAATTAAGGGCAATTACAAATGAACTAGGACAACTTGAAGTAGGTAGCGAAGCATTTGTAAAAGCAGCGCAAAAAGCAGGTGACTTACAAGATAGGATAGGTGATGTAAAAAATACAGTTGCAGCCTTTAACCCTGAAGCTAAGTTTCAAGCATTAGCAGGCGTAGTAGGCATAGCAGCTAATGGATTTTCAGCAATGCAGGGTGCAATGGCTTTAATGGGTGGCGAGAGCGAAGACTTAAATAAAATTATTGCACAAACACAAGGCGCAATCGCTTTGGCTACAGGATTAAATGGATTACTAGGCATGAAAGATGCTTGGGGTAATTTAAAACTAGTAGCAGGCGATGCACTAAAAGGAATAAAAGCAGGTATTGGTGCAACGGGTATCGGTTTAATAGTTGTAGCAGTTGGATTATTATATGCAAATTGGGAGTTAGTTTCTAACGCAGTTAAAAAAGCATTACCTATTTTCAACGATATGGGTAAAGTATTTGATAAACTTAGAGAGGTTGCCTATGGCGCAGGTGAAGTTATTAAGAATGCAATATTAATGCCTTTTAAAACATTTGGTAAATTAATACAAGGTGACTTTGCAGGTGCATTAGAGGAAGTAAAAAATGGTTATAATATAGTTGAAAATTATAAAAAAGGGGCGGAGGCAGGAGTAAAAGCAAATGAAGAGGCACATGCAAAAGAAAAATTAGAAAGGTTAATTAAACAAAAAGAAAAAGAACTTGAAGTTGAAAAAGCAGCAGGCAAAGACACCTATAAAAATGAATTAGCCTTAAATAAGCTAAAACAAGAACTTGCAAAAGAAGATACAAAACAACTTGAAACTTTACAGCAAGAACGTAAAGTATTAGTAGCAAAACATAATAAAGAACTTGAAGACGAAAGAAAGAAAGCAGCTACTGAAGCAAAAAAGAAAAAAGAAGATGAGGCAAAAGAAGACTTTGAATTTTATAGTAATTTAAGCAAAGAACAATATAAAAAACAAGCTGAAATAGACAAAGATGCACAAATATTAAAAAATAGGGAACAGGATAAAATAGCAAGTGATATTGATGCAGCGAATAAAAAGCAAGACGAAGATGATAAAAAAGCACTTGAAAAACATAATGCAACTTTAAAGGAAACATCAACAAATACAAGATTAAGTTATGATGAAAGGTTGGCAGCCTATAAACAAATGGCAGCCGAAAATCTTATAACATCAACTCAATTAAAGGATGCTGAAATAGCTATTGAAAATGAAAAACAAGCGGCTAAAAGAGCAGCATTACAAGAGGGTGCAAATGTACTAAATCAAGCTGCGGACTTGCTAGGTAAAAATACAGCCGAAGGCAAAGTATTAGCAGTTGCATCAGCCACTATTTCAACGTATTTATCAGCTCAAAAAGCCTTTGAATCATTTGCTGGATTAGGTCCAATAGGTATTCCATTAGGTATTGCGGCTGCGAGTGTAGCAGTTGCGGCAGGTATAGCAAATGTAAATAAAATATTATCAACACCTGTACCAGGCAACAATGGTGGCGGTGGTGGTGGCGGTGGAATAACAGCACCAAGCGCACCACGAATTCCGCAATCTTTTACTGGTACTAAACTAGGCGGAAATAGCGAAGTAATTACAAAAGGTAACGGACAAGTGCAAAAGGTTATTGTAACTGAAACCGACATAACAAAAACCCAAGATAAAGTAAAGGGAATTATTCGCAAAGCAACTATTAAGTAATTCTAAAAAACAAATAATTTTTAATATTATATTTAATTACAAAATGGAGAAGTTACCAATATTTAGATTTATAGTAGGCGAAGATGACGAGGCACAACTTGAAGCGGTGGCATTCGTTGATAGTCCTGCTATTGAAATGAATTGGCAAGCGTTTAATTCAAAACAATATTCATTTAAAGCAGACACAGAAAAACGTATTATTAGTGGTCCGTTAATGGTTGCAGATTTACCGATTTATAGGCGTGATGAAAGTGGCGAATATTATGGGGTATTTCAAAAACAGGACATTTACAATTTAAGAAACAAGTTTTTTAAACAAGGTAAATCAAACTTAGTAAATGAAATGCACGACAGCGATAAAATGATTGATGGCGTGTATATGATTGAAAGTTTTTTAATTGACGAACAACGTGGAGTTTTAGCACCTAAAGGCTATACATTAACTGATGGTAGTTGGTTCGGTTCATACAAGATTGATAACGATGAAATTTGGAACGACTTTATAAAGTCAGGTGAGTTCAAAGGCTTTTCAGTTGAAGGACTTTTTAAGACTGTAAAGATTGATGAAAAGCCGCAAAGCATAATAGAAGAAATAATTAATATAATTAAAAACGTAAATGAATAAATCTAAAATAACAGCTAAGGAAGCATTGATGCAAATTGGCAAATTATTAAAAATGGATTTTGCAGCAATTCAAAAATTTGAAACTGCAAAATTAGCAGATGGAACTGAAATAACTTGGGATGGCGAATTAGCCGAAGGTACTGCTATAATGGTAGTTGCCGAAGATGGTAATCAAATGCCAGCACCTGATGCAACACATGAACTTGAAGATGGAACTAAGGTTACAACTGTAGGCGGTTTAGTTACAAAAATTGAGGGCAAAGAGGTTGAAGTTGAAGTTGAGATGGCAGCACCAATTGACATGGCTAAAATTGAAGAGCGTATGGGAGCATGCGAAGAGAAAATGAAATCAATTGAAACCAAAATGAGCGAAATGTTCGCAACTATTGAAAGTAAATACGAGGCTGTTAATAAACTTAACGAAAGCAAGTTTGAAGCAATCAAAGTAATCGTTGATGAAATTGCCGAAGAGCCTGCAGTAGCAGTAGAGAAACCAAAGCAATCCACATTCAGCAAAGCTGCAGGAAAAAAGTCAGCAGTTGAGATGATGGCAGCATATAAAAAATTCACAAATCAAAACTAAAAATAAATAACAATGGCTTTTAACGTAACAAGTCTTGCGGCATATACCAAGACAAATGAAAACATGCTGATTACACGCTCATTCTTTGAGCCTAAAACAGCGTCACGTATGCAAAAATTAATAGGAACTAAATCAACAGTTCAAGTTCCTTCATTATCTGATGCCTTAATTTGGCAAAATGGCGATGCTTGTGGGTTCTCTGCAAGTGGCGACACTACTATTTCAGCACGAGTTCTAACAGTTGGCAGAGTAAAGGTAAACAAAGAATGGTGTATGAATGATTTGGAAACAAAATACACTCAGCTTTTATTATCACCAGGTAGTAATTATGATGCTTTACCGGGCGGAATTGATGCTGCTTTTGTTGAAACTATTTTAGGTAAAACAAAAGAAGATACCGAGAAAGCAATTTGGCAAGGTGATACAACTGCAGGTGATTCACAATTGAACAAATTTGATGGTTTGGTTAAAATTATCAATGCAGCTAGTGGAACAGTACAAGCTAATGCAGCAGCGTTTATTGGAACACCAGTAACAGCGATAAACGCTTCAAACATAATCAGCGTAATGCAAGCGGTTTATTCAGCTATTCCAATTGAAATTTTAGACAAACCTGATTTAAGAGTTAATGTTGGTACTCATATTTTTAGATTATACCAAACTCAATTAACGACTGCAAATTTGTTTCATTTCATACCTACTGACAATGCTTTAGGCGAAATGAAAATTCATGGTACTAACGTAACTGTTGTATCAACTCCAGGACTTAATAACGTTAATGCTATTTATGCTTTACGTGATGCTAACATGTTCCTTGGGGTAGATTTAGAGGATGAAGCAACAAATGACTTTAAGTTCTGGTACTCTGAAGACTTTGATTTAGTTCGTTTTAAATATCGCTTTAAAATGGGTGTTCAAGTTTCGCAAGTTGCTGAAATTGTTAAGTTCACATTATAGTCACTTGGGGGTGTAAAAACCCCCTTTAAAACCCTTTTAAAAACATGGCATGTGCAATAGTAGCAGGATATGCGCTAGACTGTAAGGACACAGTTGGCGGTATCAAAAATTTATACATAACAGAACAAGCTAACATAACTGCTGTAACTGAAAATGCAAGTGGTTATGTAACAGGAATAACAAAGGCAGCAGGTAAGAAATATTTTCTTTATGCATTAGAACCTAGAGGTGCAAATAGCACAACTAATAACATTCAAAGTGACCCAAAAATTGGTACAGTTGGATATGAGCAAACCATAGCGGCTACGTTCTTATCAATGAACTATCAAACGCAATTTAAGTTACAACAAATTATCAAAAATAGAACTTCGATAATAGTTGAAATGAAGAGCGGTCAATTCTTTTTATTCGGTAGTTCATTTGGAATGGAATGTACGGGAGGTACAGGAACTTCGGGGGCTGCACTAAACGAATTTAATGGATATACTTTGAATTTTGCAGGCATGGAAAAAACTTTTTCACAAGAGGTTGACCCTGCAATTATCGCAGCATTATTAGTTTAGTTCACTAACTTTTTAAACAAAAGCCAACTGATTAATTTTAGTTGGCTTTTTTGTTTTAGCAAACTTTTTTATTTTTTATATTTATTGTTAGTGTTAAGAGTTTTAAAAAATAATTTACAATATTTAACGGTTACATTGACTGAAAAATCAACTGTTTCTAATCCTATTTATTTGTTTAAGTTTACTAATCAAACTTCAAATGTTGCTTATTGGTTTATTAGTGAAGATTTAAGTCAATTTAAAGAGCGTTATAATAAGTTTTTATTTTTTGAAACTGCCAATCCATTACCTAGAGAGTCATTATTTGGAATAATTACACTAGGATTGCAAGGTCTTTATGACTATGAAATATATCAAACTACACTTACTAATTTAGACGAATTGAACGAGGCAACGGATGCAATAGGTTTTATTGATAAAACAGTAGAAGTAGGTATAGTTGATGTTGTATTTGCAGCCGAAAACATTACTAAATACCAAGTAGAAACAGAAACTAACATAGTTTATCAACCAGCATAAATGAGTTTTAAAAACAATATAATAACGCTTAAATTTACCAATGATAAAGTCCCTCAATTTGTTGAGCAAAAACAAAAGGATTGGGTTAAGTATGGCGAAGAAAATAACTATCCACAATACTTAGTTTTATTGTTCAATCGTAGCGCAAAACACAACGCTATTATAACTAGCAAACAACTATACATAGCGGGTAAAGGTTGGATATTTGACCAATCAGAAATGCAAGGAAATGAAATAGCTGCATTGCAGGCTTTCATTGATAATCCTAACCAATACGAAACACTTAACGACATAGCAAAAAAAACCATTTTAGATAACGAATTATTTGGAGGTTGCTATTTAAAAGTTGTTGGAACAAAAGGAAAAAAAGGAGTACAAATATTTCATTTAGATTACTGCGATATAAGGAGCAACGAAGATAATACGGAGTTTTACCATAGCACAGAATGGCTAAATGAAAGTGGCGATGAAAATTCAAGACCTGAATATAAAACTTATCCTGCATTTGACCCTAATAAAAGCCAAACTGAAAGCGTATATTATTACAAGTCGTATCGCCCTAACTTAAAAACATACACACTACCCGAATATATTGGAGCAGTTCCTGCTATTATTACTGATGCTGAAATAGCTAATTTTCATAGAGCTGAAATACAAAATAGTTTCAAAGGTAGTAAGATGGTTACGTTTGTCAATGGCATACCTAGCGATGATGAAATGCAAGCCACTAAAAGGCGATTAAATAAGCAGTTTAGCCCTACTGATGGCGCAGGTCAAATAGTAATTGACTTTGCAGATGACAAAGATAGAGTAGCTATAATTCAAGACTTAGATAGTGGTAACTTTCAAGACAAATACAACGCTTTAAACGACACAATCCAACAAGAAATAATGGTTGGGCATAAGGTTGTATCGCCAACTATTTTTGGGGTAAGGGTTGAGGGTCAATTAGGTGCAAGGGCTGAAATGATTGACGCTTTTAATTTATTTACGAATACTTATGTAGCACCTAAGCAAGAGGTGCAAGAGCAAATATTTAATATTTTCGCACCTGTAAAAGGTAAGCTAAAAATTAAGCAGTTAGAACCAATCATGCCTAGTTTTAGTGAGGCTACATTAAGTCAAATTTTAACTAAAGATGAGTTAAGAGAAGTGATAGGTCGCAAGCCATTAGAGGTTACAAATGTAATATCAAATGTAGCTGATAGTTTAGGCGCATTAAGCCCTTTAGTTGCAACAAAAGTATTAAACCAATTAACACCAAACGAGGTTCGTGCAATCATAGGCAAAGAGGGTTTACAAGGTGGTGATTTATTAGTTCCAAGTGCTGATGTAACTGCGCCTAGTGGGTTTAGTTTTAGTAAACAAACTAAAGACTTAATAGACTATGAAACATTCAGCAAATACGGAGAGCCAGCAGAAAACTTTACAGTTGTAAAAACTAAAAAGATAATGTTTGGTAAGCAAGATTTTATTAGCAAATTAGAGCAGGGTATTTTAGACATTATAAAAAAGACACCTGAAATTAATATTGAAGACTTAACAAAGGTTTTAAAAGTTGATAAAACTAAAATTACTGATGCAATTGAGACACTAATCGGTCAAGGTTTAATTGATAAAAACCTAGTTATAACTAATAAAGGCGAGAATAAGAATGTACCTAGTTTTAGCGAGTTGTTTATACGATATAAGTATGTTGAAAGAGATGGAGTTCCATTAGAACCAGGCGGTAAAAGTCGTGATTTTTGCGCTGCTATGATGGCTAATCCTCGTTACTTTAGTCGTGAAGACATTGAAAATATAGGCAAAGAACTAGGTCAAGTTTATAACATACCGAATTACGATGCATTTCGTAGGCGTGGCGGTTGGTATCATGACCCTAAACAAGATGTAAATTTACCTTATTGTCGTCATATTTGGGTTCAAGAACTTGTTAAAAAAAGATAAATGGCAGCACAAGTATTATTTTTAAGTGAGCAAACACTAAAACAAAGGTCAGTACTACAAGAAAATGTAGATATGAAAATTGTTACACCTACCATTATTGAGGTGCAAGAGTTTTATATCCTTCCAATTTTAGGGACTAGCTTATACAATGAATTAAAGACACAAATTGCAGCAAATACAGTAAGCGTAGCTAATAAGAATTTGATTGATAACTACATTACAAATACAATGATTTGGTATATGCAAGTTGAACTACCTTTGAGTATGAATTATAAGTACTTTAATAAGTCGGTGGGAGTTCAAAACGCAGATAATATGCAGCCAGCCAACATGAGTGAAATTCGGGACTTAATGGAAGAGGCAAGAAATAAAGCCCAAGTATATGCTGAAAGATTAACTAAATTTTTACTAGCTAACACAACTACTTACCCATTATACCTTACTCAAACAGGCGTTGGAATAGATACTATATTTCCACAAAGAACTAATTATAACAGCGGTTTAGTTATCGGTGGCGATGGTTGTTGCATGGGTAACTATAACTTTAGAGGAATAAAAATTG